TGTGCGACCTACAAGTTTGTTAATGTCGTTGCCGTACACTTGTAGGTTTCGTAGGGTATTGATAAGAAAGTCATCAAAATCAACCTTTTCAACCATCATCATAATAGCGTTGCGTATGGCGTTGTTTTTGGCTTTTGTATAGTCAATACGGTAATTGTTAGCCGTAAGCGATACAGAGCGCACTGCACCATTTAATTCGGGGTCTAACTTGACCATGTTATCATACAAGTCAAATTTGTTCACAAAGTTTGTGTCGCTTTGGAATTTTTCGGTATCTTCAAAAATGTTAGGTAAACCTGCGGCTACACTAAGGGTTACATTTGACCCTACTCGTTGTACCGGCCTTTCGTCGGCGGTTGCGTTTCGCTTGAACCTATCAAAGATACCCATGTCTTAACGCAGATGTTGTATGTTTTATCAATGTAGCGAATTATTTCTTTTTATTCTTTCAATTTTCACAAAAAGAATTAAATTAAGAGCAGTATTACGATTTTTACTAATTCTTTTATTGTTTCTAAGGTGGGTAAGAAAAAGAAGTTATTATTAGAATCAGTTAAGCCCCCATTACATACCTATGAAAGAAAAAAAGAATTGGTTAGTCATTGGAGCAGTCACGCGTTTATTTCTTTTTGTTAGGTACATAATCAACAAAAAGATAAACCTTCATAAAGGGTTCATGTGTGGATTAGTTTATGAGAAGCACACCGGAATACGGTTATGACACAATATCGGAGCATTTTGATGATTCTTTGTCAGTCTTGGCTAATGCAAGAAAACTTTATGCGATAGATGATAAGAAAAGCGTTAAGGGTTGGGAAATGTCAATCTATCGTTGGAAAAGAGGCGACCATAAAAGAGTAAATAAAAAAGAGGTAAAGGTTGAAAACGAGTTAAATTCTGTCAATACTTCCTATCATTATGATTCTGTAAATGACATTTACTACACATATTTGTCTATTGCTGACCAAATGGTATCTGTTGAAGGTGACAAACACCGAGGTATGAAAGAAGCATACAGTAATATGGTAGGAAAACCGGCATCAATGAATGAAATTTGCCGAGACTTTGGTATTCCTCGTGCTTGGTTTGATGAGTACCGACGACGACACGGATGGACACACGATATGTCACCGTACACCGATGAAGAAATTGCTACCACTGATGTTGACCAATTGGTACAAGATTTAATTTTACGAAACAAACACAGTCTTCACAAGAAATATGAGCGTCGTAAGTGGAAAAATCTTGAAGAGTCGGCTGAAAAGTATGAAATGTTCAATACTTATGTGTTAAATGAGTTTAAACAATTAGTCGGAGAAGCAAAAACTAATGCCCCTAAACTAAGTATGATTGAAGATGAAAGCGAATACTCTCTTGTTATTAGCCCTACTGATTTCCATTGGGGCAAGTATGGGTGGATTGATGAAGTCGGAGAAACATATGACTTTGAAGAGGCTCGTAAAAGATTGATGGAAAAAACAGAAGAATTGATTTGCCGCCTTCCATCCCGACCGGAGCAAATTATTTTGGCTACGGGTAGCGATTGGTTCCATGTTGATACCGACGCAGGTACTACTACAAAGGGTACACCACAAGATATGTGCGGTTCACCTGCTGAAATCTTGATGACGGGGTGCAAATTAGCAAGAGAACATATTGATTTGCTACGACAAGTCGCTCCTGTTAAGGTAGTATTTATGCCGGGTAATCACGATAGAATGTCGGCTATTTCTTTAATGATGTACTTATCAGCAGTTTATGAAGAAGCAGAAGATTGCGAAGTGGTTGTTAGTCCATCTACGAGACAATATGTTCACTACGGTAATAATCTTCTTGGTTTTATTCATGGTGACGGTGCTAAAAACCTTGAAGAGTTAATGTCATGCGAACAAAGAGAGTTATGGGGTAAATGCGAGCATCATGCTTGGTTCCACGGACATTTGCATCATCGTAAGGTTTTGGAAAGCAAGGGTTGTTTGATTATCCAATTACCAAGCCTTGCAGGTCATGATAGATACCATGCACGACAAGGATATACAACAAGTCAAGCAGGGTTAGCGGCTCATTTAATTGACAAAGAGAAAGGACTTATTGCTACATACTTTGCGCCCGTGGAGGGTCAGCATTGAACCCACAAGTCAAAAAATTTAGAGAATGTCAAAACTGCGGCCATAGATGTTATTCAAGATATACTTCCCATAAAAAATGGTGTAAAAAAGAAAAGAAAATGGTTTACTGCGGTTGTTTNNGGGTGATTAGAGATGAAGCGTGAAAGTGTAGTGTGTGACGATTGCGGTTGGGCAAGTAAAGGTCTTTCTCAAGAAAAGGCTTTTACGAGAATCTGTCCTTACTGTGGTATGCGCTCTCTGCGTCCGTGGTAAATATGACTGTAAAAATAAATGTGTTTTGGACTTTCCCAATAAATATGTATGTGATGCCTAATGAGTCGGATAAAGCAAGCGTTGGCCTTTGAACGGGCAAGAAATGATGTTTCGTACTTTTACCGTTGGCTTGGTTATTCTTGGGGCGACCACATAGGCGAATGGATGAAAATTTATAGTGATAGGAAAGGTAGCCATGTTCACCGCGTTTGTATTATTGCTCCGAGAAGTCATTCAAAAAGTACGACGCTCGGTGTAAAACTATTGCACATGTGCTTATTTCAAAAGTTTAACGGTAAACCTATGGACATTTGGTTGTTTTCAGCAAGCCAAGATACGGCAGTAAGGCGATTGGCTGAAATTAGAAAGGATTTGACAACACACAAAGAGTTGGCTCGGTACATTGACCCCAAGAAAGGTGGTAAGCGAGAGTTATGGTTAAACAATGGAGCAGTCATTCGTTGTTCCTCTGTTGGCTCTGCAATTCGTGGCGACCATCCGGCGGTTGTTGCACTTGATGATGTATTGCTTGACGCAAAAAAAGAATTGAATAATGAACAATTGAGACATTGGTTGCGTAAGGTTGTGATGCCGATGCTTGACCCCGGCGCATTTTTGTATTGTGTTGGTACTCCAATGAGCATGGCTGATTTGTACCACACTGAAATGCTTGAAAACCCGGAATGGAAAACGGGAGTTTGGTCGGCTATTCCTAATTGGGATGAAGATAAACATGAGCCGGAAAAGTTAGAAGCGTTATGGCCGGAGTTTAGACCGATTGATTTTCTTTTAGAGCAAAAGAAAGTTACAGGTGACTTAGAGTTTGCACAAGAGTTTTTGTGTAAAGTTATTGATGATGAAGCGGCAGTGTACCCTCGTAAGTTTACACGAGCCAATATGGACTTAGAACAAGTGTTTGACAAAGAAAAGCGTGAAGGTTGCCGATATGTGGTTGGGTTTGACCCATCACAAGGATTAGGTAAGGATTATTCCGTATTAGTTTTGGTTAGACAAGAATCCGATGGTTCGTTGGTAGTAGCGAATGTATGGAGAAGAAATGATTTTTCCCCCGATAGACAGGCTGACATGATAGGCGAGTGGTGTAAAAAGTATAGCGCACCTTTAGCGGCAGAAGATGTAGGGTTTCAACGACTGTTCAAGAGTTTACTTGAGGCTAAAGGTATCAATGTTGAATATCGTGAAAGTCGGGTAAGCAATAAGGGTCTAAAGCAAGGATTGTTGAATCGGTTGAGGGTTTGGTTTGAACGAGGCAAAATTCAATTCCCATACGGTAGTGACGGCACACGAAGGGTCATCAATGAGATGCTTGAAGAATTGGAAAGCCATGCGTGGAAATCCGGCGATATTGTAGATACGGGCAAACACAACGATTTGGTCATGGCGTTGGCTCATGCGATTGACCAATTCAGCCATCAAAATTCGGGCGTAGCATGGGAAGCAAGAACGATGGGAAGCAGTGATTGGTTCGGCGGCAAGAAAAAAAGTCGTGGAGCAAGCAAAATGTTCCGAAGTGTTAGGCGACGATGAATATAAAGTTGCTTTTTCAAAAATTTTATCGCGAATTTTGAACGGTACTAAGCACTGCCGTTGTGGGTGGCGGGTCGGATTTTTGGAGGCGAACATGTTCGTATTGCCCTGTACGGCCCTCTAAGCACCCCTAAAACGCCGTTGTTGGGGTCGGTGGTACATCGGAGCCTTTTTTGTAAACAACGCAGAGAGAGCGTGCTTAAACGGTATTTTTAGGGGTGTTCTGTGGTGGTGGGGTGGTCGGTTTTTGGTGGGTGGGAATTTTGAAATTAAAAAAGGCCCCCACCGATTCCGAAGAACCGATGAGGGCGATGTTCAATTTAGTGGTCTAAACTGGGGTTGCGTCTATCGTTTAGAGGGTGTCCTCAAAGTTCGCCGTGGTGCATGGTTTCAAGCACGAGGCCAAACCTGTCCTCCTTGTTTGTTGCATTGACGCACTCGTACCATGCGGGCTTGAGCATGGCCTTGACCTTCACGGTTCGTCCTTCCATTTGCTTACGGATTGTGACCGGACGGGCCATCAATGTCTTGAGCGCATCCGAGGCGGTCATGAGTCCTTGGGAGGCAAGCATCAAGTGATTGAATGCCGTCTTTGGAAGGATGAAGGACTTCATCAAAAGGCGGTGTCCTCCGACCATCTTCAAGCCCTCTTCATTGGACTCAACAAAGGGCAGGTGGGCGGTGTTGGAATTGTACCCAAGGCTTGACTTGGATGCACCGCAGGACGGGCAACCCTTGACGGTTTGTTGAACGCCGTATGCCTTTTGACAAGCGGGGCAGTAGCGTTGAGTTGGGAACACCGATGAACGGAACCAATGAATCAAGGTGTGAACATTGACGGTCAAGTGGCTCTCTTCACTGTAATTCTCAAGGGTAGCGGTTCTCAAGGTGTGGCTTGATGTGTCAATGAATGACTCCCCGTCAAGGTTGGCTTTCATGGAGGTGAATGACTCTCTCAACATTGCATGGTTCTCAATCTCAAAGTAACGAACAGGCGAGCCAACTTCAAGGTTGAATGCGGCGGCGGCGACTGATGGAGTGAGTCGCATTCCTTCCGGTACTTCTTCAACGGCTTGGCCGGTCTTCATCTTCATCAAGTGCATGGCTTCCTCCTGCTTTGCTATGGTCAATTGGTTCCACTCTTGGAAGGCAACATAAGCGGCGGCGGCTCGCTGAAACTTCTTGGCTCCCTTTGTCTTTCCTTTGAGCAATTGCGCCACTATTGGACTGCTCATGAGGATGCGTTGTGGTGGTTGTCCATCGTTGAAGTAAACGGACAGGTGAGAACATCCGTTGACGGTCAAATCAAAGGAGGTAATTTTCTTTTGATTGATGCCCATGAATTTCGCCATTCGTCCGAGTTCGGTATGCTTGACGGCTTCCTTCTTGAAGGTGTAATTTGCCGCCTTCCTTGTGTTTCGTAGGGTGTTGGTGTTGAAGACATATCCTTCTTCCGTAGTAAGGAAGTTGAGCAATGCTTCAACCATTGCCGCTATGATGCTCACTCGCACCTTTTCATTGTCTCCTTCCGCATCACTGCCGAAGGGTTGTTCTGTCCCGTTAGGGGTTAGGGTTTCGGTTCTGTCTCCCATGAATCCAATTATGCGGCTTCCCCATATAAAGGGTTCAAGGGGTGTATTCAGTGGGTCGTTTAAGCGGTTTTTGGGCTATTTAGGCGGATTTGCGACCTGTTCGCATGAATCGCGACCTTCGTTTTTTGGCTAATTTCGGGGTTTTTTTTGCTGATTTCGGGCGACCTAACAATTTTGAAGCAAGTATGATGCACGACACCGAAGGGTATATATTCATTTTAATATCGGCCCTCTTAGCAGCCTCGCAGTACAGCGTTTAGGGCTGAACCCTATCATGAACGGTGTTTTTTTTGCACCAACATTTTTTTTGAATCGCGGAGGGGGTCGGTGTATTTTTTACACCTATCATGAACGGGTTGTTTTTGACCCTATCATGAACGGTTTACTTTTTACACCGAGTTTAATTTTGAAACCAAGTGCGGAAAGTAAATCCCATTTAGTCGCGACTAAAATCAAAGGTTGTGATTTTTTTTAGTCGGTCTTTTTAGTCGGAAAAAAAAAGATTTAGTCGGAAATGTTACCGAAAAAAAAAGCATTTTTTTAGTCGGAGTTACCGAAATTTAGTCGGAGGCATCCACCCCCCGCCGAGGCGGGAGGCGGTGCGTTGTTCAAGATTGTGTTCAATCCTGTGTTGGTGTAAATTGATTGGGTGGTGTTCAAAGGATGACGCGAGCCGTGATGCAGAACCATTCTTGCATGAATTGTTCGGGTGTGTAGTCTTCGGGCGTTCCCCAATTGTCCGTACCTTGTCGGGTGCGTAGTGCGTCAAGGGTCACGGTTGCGTGGGCGAGAGCGTCACGGTATGCTTGAACGGGGCCGGTTCGGTCGGGGTGTTGGTAGCCGGTGCATTCAACATCACTAAATTGTCCACAAGCACAAAGCCATTCATATTTTATCATGTGAGGGTTGTTGATAGTGAAGCGCATTATTCCCACGCTCCCCAATCACAGGAGGCCAACTCAGCCGACAATTCAAGGGCGGCATCTGCTTGGCGTTCTGCTTCTGCTTCTGCTTGCATCTCTCCTTCGCAGGAGCCGTCATCCTCGTCAATTTTTGGGGCGGTGTACTTGGCGTTGATGAGGTGGTGTTGAATCTTGATGAGGTCTTGAATGTCCACCTCGTGGTGACTGTTGCGAATGACCATATCCATTAGGTCAAGGGCATAGCCGATGTGCTTCATCAAGGCGGGTTCTCCCGCAATAGGGCCGGTTTCGGTGGGTTTTTGTCCCATAGTCAATGTTAGGGCTGACAGGTATATAAGCGGTACTGCGGCGACTAAACAGGAATCCTATTTAGTCGGAGGGGGCGAAGTTAGGGCTTTTAGTCGCGACTAACTGATAGGGTCTGCGTGGTGCGTTTAGTCGGAATTTTTAGGCGCGCCTAATTTTACCACTACTTTTCGTGGAAATTATTTAGTCGGAATATTTAGTCGTTAGTCGGGGCAGTTTAGTCGGACTTTTTTAGTCGGAAAAAAGAAAATTTAGTCGGAAAAATTACCTAAAGAAAAAAATAAATTTAGTCGGAAGTTACCGAGTTTAGTCGGGGGCCACCGCGCCCTCCGAAGAAGGCGCGGCGGCGTTGACCGCATTCATGGTTGAACGGGTAATGTTGTGTTTAACAGTGGGAATAAGTTTAGTGGCTAAGGTAGTTATCAATCAGTGCCGCCGTGAGGGCGGGCCACTTAATTGCGAACTCCAACGAGTTGCGTTGCATCATGTTGAATTGGTCGCCAACATAGCCGTTGAGCGACTGCACCGAGTCGTTGTTCAAGTGGTTCCATTCGTCAAGGAATGTTTCTCCATCTGTCCAAGTTACAGTGCGGTACAATGCTTTGTACGCCGCCGTTATTTCTTCTTGTGTTTTCATCTTTTCACCTCAATATATCGTAGCGGATGCAGGTATATAAGGCTAACTATGGCGACTAAACGGGCATTTTTAATTTGTATTATTTTTTAGTCGTGACTAATTAGGCGGCGTTATTATTGTTTTTTAGTCGGAATTGGGTGTTTTGGGGCGTTTAGTCGCGACTAATTTATGGGGTCGCAGTGCAGTGTTTAGTCGGAATTTTTTTGGGAAGCGGCGCGAATGTAGCATAGGAGGCAATCGGATTTTTTTTACGACTAAACAAGAGCAAGTCGTCACTTTTTTAGTCGGGGGCGACCGACTAAAGTATCATAGCGCAGTCACGCGTTTAGTCGGAATCGTTGGTGTTGTTTGCGAGGGGTCTATGATAGATGAAAATGCTAAAAAAATACCGACTAAAAGGGGTACTGCAAGGCTATTATTTAGTCGCGACTAGATGCACGAAAAAACCCTATTCCGACTAAATCCCACCGACTAAAAAACAGGGCCTCAGTCACGCGTTTAGTCGC